ACGTACTCGCCAGCACGCTCGGCCCACTCACGCCAATCAGTAAAAAGGTTAGATACGCCTTCGCGATGGGTCTTGCTCAAAATGCACCGCTCTTCGATCCATTGGCCTAAGGCATCTTCTGCTTCGAAATACTCTTCGGTTGCTGAGACCACGCACTCGGGTGGACGCAGCCCATCGCGCTGCCATGCGAGGCACCCTTCGACCGCCCAGGCCAAGATACCGTCACGCTCCGCGTACAGTTTCTCTGTCAACCTGCCATCTCGCCTCTCGGGCGGGATCGTCACCGTGAACGGAATCAAATGCAGACGCCGCTTCATGGCCTCATCCACATTGCGGATTGAGGGCTTGTGGTTGCCTGCGATCAGCAGCTTGAACTGCGGGATGTACTCGAAGAAGTCCTGGCGCATGAAACGCGCCGATACCTTGTCGCCACCCGTGATGGCTTTGACCTTGGACTCGTTCCAGCGACGGCCTTGCTCGGTTTCGACCGATGCCACGAAGCGTGCGCCGCGCAGACCGGCCAGGTCGGTCGGATGACGGTCGCCCCGGGCGTCCATGAAGGTGTCCATGGGTGCGCTCGTGGCGTAGTCACCGAGGATGCTGGCCAAGGTGTTCACGAACACCGACTTGCCGTTGGCACCGGTCCCGTACAGGAAGAACAATGCGTGGGCACTGGTCGCCCCGGTCAAGCAGTAACCCGCCATGCGCTGCAGGTACTCCTGCAACAGCACATCACCGCCGGTGACATCGGCCAAGAATGCCTTCCACTGAGGGCAGTCGCCTTTGGGCGTGGCCGTGGCAATCTTGGTCATGCGGTCAGCCCGGTCGTGCGGACGCAGAACGCCCACCTTCAGGTTCACCACACCGCCGGGGGTGTTGAGCAAGAACAGATCTGCGTCCCACTCTTCGGTGGTGGATGCATGCCGACGGTCCGATCGAGCCATGCGATCAACACCGCCGACGGTACTGCTTGCCAGCAACTTGGCTGCCAGGCGATGCGAGTCCACCTTGAGCGCAGCATCACGACAGATGTTGCGGATAAGGTGATGTGCCATCAAAGTCTCATCGGGCTGCCAGCGGCAACCGGTCCACACCAGCCACTTGCCCCAAGCCGCGCAATAGCGCCACTCCTCGCCGTAACGGGAGGTGAACGCCAACGTCAATGCATCGTCGGTCGCCCACACCGTGGCGTCATGGGTATTCATGGCCTTGGTGGTTTTCACAGACATGCGCGGCCCAGAGGCAATGAACGTGTTGACGTCAAAGCCTTCGACCAAAGCGTCCGCTGCATCCCAGCCATCGGCCTTGTCGTCGGGAGGCAAAAGCACTTCGCATGAGATCGCGCCCGAGTCCAACACCGCCTGAGCCGCAGCCATGGCGTACTCCCAGCCCGGCTTATCCCGGTCGGGCCAGACCATCACCGCTTTGCCTGCCAGCGGTGACCAGTCGGTCTTGTCCACCGGCGCATTGGCTCCGTGCATGGCGGTCGTGGCCGTGATGCCAGCAGCGATCAATGCCTGCGCGCACTTCTCGCCCTCGACCAAGATCACCCGTTCGGCAGAGAGCATCCCCGGCTGGTTGTACAGCGGGCGAGGATCGGGTGGAGCCATCTTGCGACGCTTGGCATCCCAAGGCCGGAACTCCTTCTTGCGACCGGGTGGGTCGTAGCGATACACGACGGCAATCAGGTGGCCCTCGGCATCGAAGTAGTCCCACTTGGCCGTGGCGGGTCCCAGCTCATCGACCGGGGCTTCCTTCTTTGCCTTGCGGGTGTGGACAGGAGCAGCCTGGCCAACCAGGTCAGCCGCATAGTCCAACACCCGGGGAAAGTCGGTCTGCACATCGACGCCCAAGTAGGCTGCGATCAGACCAAAGATGTCACCGCCATCACCGGTGGCGCGATCGGTCCACAGTCCCGCCTTCTCTGCATCGAGCACCACCTCCAAGCTGTCGCCGGGGCTGCCCAGCACATCACCCATCAGAAATTTGCCACGACGTTTCTTGCCTGCGGGAAACAGGGTGCTGAGCACCGACTCCAGGCGATCGATCAACGCCGCACGCAAATGCTCACGGGTGGCATCGGTGTCCTTGTGCGTGGGTGAGTCGTTGTCATTGAAATCAAGCATCCGACGACTCTCCCTGCGCTTTTGCTTCGGCGTTTGCTTCGGCTTCTGCTTGCGCTTGCGCGTGCATCCAAGCCATCAGCTCGCTCACCTTGAAGCGGACCATCTTGCCGACGCGGTAATGCGGCAGGCCAAGACGCTGGCGATCTTTGGGATTTGTGAGCAGGTACATCGGCAGCTTCAGGCAGAACGCTGCCTCGCGTGCATCGACCAGTCGCTCGGTCAGGATTTGATTAACGTCCGTCATTGTTTTGTCTCCAGCACCGGTCCTGCCATGCGCACATCCGGCATTCAAAATGAGTGGGGTCTTGATAGGCGCGAACGAGCAACTCGCCCGCCTCGGTAGCAGAGATCACCTTGAGCGCACGGTCAGACATGCGCTGCGCAAGCGCCGCATCAAAGGGCACCAGCTCGGTGTAGATCTCCATGGTGTCGGCGTTCACCGCCGTGAAAACCGCAGGGTTTTCGTGCAGCTCCAGGTAGGCCTGATACAGCACCACTTGGGCGTGATAGATCGGCTTGGAGATGGCCAGCTTGTTCTTCTCGAGGTCACGCCAGGACTTGGAGCCTAGACATTTGTTCTCCCACAAAGCGGGATACTTGAACCCATCGGGACCACCAACGATCACGCCGTCAATGTGTCCGGCCAAGCGGCCATCGAGCGCAGCAAAGCCAAACTGCTCACCATTGGCTTTGGTCGTGCGCAGGTCAAACCCGGCATCACGCAGCCACTGGATCATGCTGTCCTCGGAGCGATGACCACGCTCAAAGATGCGCAGCAAGCGACCCGGATGTTCACGCCCAGGATCCACGGGAGCCTTGGCGAACTCGTACTGCAAGGCACGCTCACACGAGACTCCCAAGCGTGAGGCGCCGAGGTAACTTCTCGGGCGTTGCTTGGCATGCTCACGCTGCATCCCGGCATCAATCAGCGCGCTGACCTGTCCAGCGATGCTGGAGGAGGAGTTGAAATCCATCATTTCTTGTCTCCCTCCACCACCCAGGGCAAGTCATCCTCCAGATCCGCGAACGGATGGGCCAGAGGATCAGGCGTTGGTGGCAGTCCACGCACTGGCGGGAATTTCGTCTGCTCGTGATGCGCCAGCATGGCGTCGGTCCAGCATGTCACGATGGCATCAATGACGCGCAGGGCTTCCGCTTCTGAATACTCGCCCAGAGGTTTGTTGAATCCAATCTCGCCAGCCGACTCTCCGAATGCTTTGAGGCATTTCTTCATTGAGGCCAGTTCAATGTCAGAGGGATCGATCATGGGTACCTCCTTCAGATCGATGCGCCCATCGAGCGCGCGCTGCCAGTTCCCGTACATCGCATGGAACGTGTCCTGACATTTTTTCGAGCAGAAAACCCAGTCGATTGGGTAGCGCCGGGGATTGCCCACACCGTGACGGTTGTCGGTGTGGCCGAAACCCCGGGCCTGTCTGTTGCAGACCCAGCATTTCATTCACCCTCCTTACTGAGCCCAGCTCGGTTTGCCCGATACAGGTGCGCGATGCGTCTGTGTATGTGCCTGAGCGGGAGCACTACTAGTAGGAGATGCTTGATAGGCTGCGGCAGGACGTTGTGCAGCAGATGTGGCCCCACGGGAGTAATCTGGCTGATCCGGCTCCACCGCCATCTTCACGACGTTGCGCAACTCACCACGACCATCTTTTTCCACATCGATGCGCGCCACAAACTCAATGCCATCGAGCTCATTGAAGCCTTGGATGCGACGGGCGGCAGCGGCCTGCGGTGAGTTGTCCTGCGGCTGGATGTTGCGCGAGGAGTTGAGCACCGCACGGATGAAGGTGCGGCCCATGTTTCCCCAAGCGGGACCCTTTGAGCTGTGCAGACCTACGTTCGACCACATCTTGCGACGGGCATATTCACCATCCAGGATCACGAACTCACAGGCCAAGAAGATGCTGCCCGTCTCAAAGCTCTGAGTTGCATAGCCACCCGTCCAGCCTTGTGCTGCATCGTCATG